ACCGGATATATCGCCCCTGCCCCCAACTGCGGCACGCCCTTCGACCGCGCATCCCTCTGGAAGGGCGGTATACTCGACCACAGGTCCTCCTTCTGCTTTTGGCTCAGGTGCGGTACGTCGTCCCACGTCGCCATCCCAACGAACTTCGTCCCCTCCGCCCGCTCACACACCTCACCGTCTCTCAAGAACGCCATCACCGTCTCGCTCATCCCCAAGAGCGGCGTGAACGTCAGCATCACCATACCGTCGTTCGTCATCGTCCTCAGCAACGACTCCGTGTAGATGTCCAGCGGTGGCTCCTCGTCCAGCCAGATGATGTCCTGCTCTGTTCCTTGGAAGCTCTCGCGACGCTGGTCGTAGCTCTTGAGCGTTAACCGCGACTCGCCCCCTGATGCGTGCCGCACCACGATGATTTCCACCGCGTCAGCGATACCGGCCTTGGCCGATACCCGCAGGATGTCTTCCTTCGGGATGAGACCCGTGCCGTGACTCCCAGCCGGTCCCAGCAGCTTCGTCTGCAAGATGTCCCGTGAGGTCTTACCGGTGTCCCCTGCCGCCCACGCCGAGATGGGCCGGTCGAACCGGCGGCCCGTCCACCATGAGGGGTACCGGCCCGTCAAGTGTACCGCCATCTCGAAGCCGCCGATGCCCTCGGTCTTGCCGACGCGGTTGGCTGCCATCATCAGACGCTCCTTGTACTTTGCCCCCGCCTCGAAGAAGGCTAGGTGCTTTTTGTAGAGCTCCCGTCTGAGGGGTCCGGTGTCTGGGTAGTAACCGAGTAAACGGCGCTCGCGCTTGCGCCTCTGGAGTTCCTCGAGGCACATGACCAGTTCTGCTTTCTCTTCTGGACTGAGTTCTTTCACGGTCTAATAGCGACATTCACGGAGACGCCGCCGTCTCCGCTGTAAGTTCCGGCGCCACCCTTGGGGGTCTTGCCCCCTCCTAATCCGGTATTGGAATCCATTGGAATCACTCAGCGTTTATCAGTTTGGCCTATTACGCAATACAATAACCGACATGGACAGTACCAGCTACGCATCGCGCTTTAGCGTAACAGCCTCAGCCTCAATGCTTTCGCCTGTTGAGATGGCTTCAGCCGAGAGCCCCTCTCGGAGCATTAGAGCGACGCGCGAGCGTATCTCCGAGTCGGAGAGTTGAGCAACCCCAGCCGGCTGGTCTGTTGTGATGCCATTGCGGGGGAGGATTTTTGCCAGGAGCGTACAATACGTCTTTGGATCAGCCCTGCCAACCTGCTCCAGATAGGCAGCTCCACCCAATCGCTCAAACGATAGCAGGATAGCCTCTTTTAGAGCCGTTGTAGTCCGATTGGGAGTCCCCTTTGCCCTCCCGCCGTGCCTTGTCAGGTTGGCAACCGTGCATCCGCTCATTTGGTGCAATCCATCGCCAAGACAGTCTCTGATTCAAGATTCCCTTTCCTCCCTGTACGCAAAAAATGCGCATTTTTGTTGTTGCCACCCCTCCCCATTTGCGTCAACCTTGCGCCAAGCTTGCAATGTGCAAGTGAAACAAAAAACCCACAAACTCATGAAACCCAATACCTTCACCCTCCTAATGCTCTCCCTCTCCACTCTCGACGCACTCGCACTCGGTACGCTCAACCTCAACGCCATCGAAGCCTCGCTTATCGGACTTTTACTCTGCGCCACGTACGCAGCCGCACTGCGTCAAATGCGATAAACAACTCTCAGTCAACCGTAAACCATAAACCAAAAATGAAACACTACGTTGCAGGCAAACGCCACTACTACGGCCCAAAGAGCACAGACTACAGTCTTTTACACGGGCCTTTCGATTCCCGAAAAGAAGCTTCAGATTTTATAAAAGCTTTACAATCAACCGTTTACTACCTTGCGCACAACGAATGCTCCCGCCCCACTCTTAAAGTGGTGAACGAGAGAAGCTTAACCATAACTATGCGGGACAGTCTTTTTTGCCTTCCGCGCTAAACCCCTCTCCCACAACCCATAACCAAACCAAACCAAACAAAAATGAGCATCAAAACCAAAATCCTGAACGCAACGTACGTTAACCTATCTGACTTCATGGAATACCTTGATGAGCAAGAACTTGACGACCTAGACGGTATTCTTGACGCGTTCACCTTCGGTGGATGCGATATGAGCCTGGTATTGGTAAGTTCTTTTAAATACGAACTTTGCAACGCACCTAGGCTTTCCGAAAAGTTTGAAGCCTTTCAAGAAAGAGAGAACAGCGCTTTTCAGTTTGTGAACCTTTCAGAATAACCCCAGCCATTCCAACCCTTTACACTACCCAAAAAAAAATGAATCTACTCGGTATTTCCTCAGCCAAGACCGAAAAAGGAGAGCAAGTTGGCTATCTCACCGGCATTCTTTACCTTGCCCCCCACACCCTATCAGGTTCTGGCAACGTCTGCCCATGGGCAGCGTCATGCAAAAAAGGTTGTCTAAACTCCGCAGGCAAAGGTGCTTTTAACAACGTCCAAAAGGCGCGCATTGCCAAGACCAGACTGTTTTTCACTGACCGTGACGCATTCATGGAGACCCTGTTCGAAGATTGCAAGGCATTGATTGCCAAAGCCAAACGCCTTGGCTTGCAACCTTGCATCAGACTCAACGGAACAAGCGATTTAGCGTTTCACCGCCTGCTGGTACCATCTAAAGGCGAGACGCTTATGCAATGTTTCCCTGACGTCCCCTTTTACGATTACACAAAGTCCGTCAAAAAGGCATTGGACAACGCAAAAGGCCTTCACGCTCCCAACTATACCGTTGTCTTTTCGCGTGATTCAGCCGCAAACGAAGCCGAATGCCAACAGGTTCTCTCGGCTGGCGGGAATGTCGCCGTCGTTTTCCGCGATTCTCTCCCCCCAACCTACTGGCATAGGCCAGTCATCAATGGCGACGTCACTGACCTACGGTTTCTTGACCGCCGCGCGCGGGCTGGACGCCATGGCTACGTTGTCGGGCTCAAAGCCAAAGGCAAAGCCAAGCATGACCAAAGCGGGTTCGTGGTGGACGCTCTCAACTAATCTGACCATGCGCACCTACCACGTCTATACCACCGCTGCCTCCCCTGCCTATCTTGGGACGGTTACAGCCCAATCCCTAGCGGCCGCCCAATCCGCCGTTGAGCGAGCCCTCATCATCCCCTGCACTGTCCGGGAGACACCACCCCCACCACCAACCCTTGAGCATCGAGTCGGATCCGACGGTCGCCTCTACCGGCACTGAGCCCCACTCCCCTCCCCAATCCAAGCCGAGCCCTCACGGGTTCGGCTTTTTTTGTGTCTCCATCCGTCCCGCTCCCCCTTCCCCCCTTCCCGCTCTTCTCGACCTATTTCCGCTATATCCACCTTCACCGCTTCATTCCTCGCGTTCTCACCCACTTTCCGCTCGTTCTAGGCCCATGTTTCTTTCCTCTTCTCTGCACGCGTTCACCTTTCCCGCCTTAAATCCAACCTAAGCAAACTCAACTTAGTGCGCCATTCACGCACCCAAGCCACTCTGAAACCCTGATTTTCCGCCTGAAACCGTTTTCCGATTTTGCGAGCTGGCCAAACTTTTTCACGATTTTAAAAATCCGGCCAACCTTTTCAAAAGCCAAACGTCAATCCGGTTTTCCGTCCGGATTCGGAGCTGGCGATTGCCAGCTCGCTTCGCGTTTCCGCTTCGCGGGAGTGCGTGTCCGCTTCGCGGGTTGGGATGGTTTTCCGATTTCCTCCCTCTCCAAAAACTTTTCACGAAATCGAAAATCTCCCCAACCGTTTCGGATTTGGATCGTTAATCCGGTTTTTCCGCCACAAACCCCACCCCCTTTCGCAAACTTTTCGCAAACTTCCCCTAAAGCTTTCCGTCGGAGTTGCCGACAAACCCAAGACAACCCCAAACCAGAAACAAACCATGCAAACCCTGAACAAACCCCGCTCCAACAAATACCCCGCCGACTGCGTCGGCTGTGGGTGCCGTGTCCCCGCTAACACCGGCACGCTCTCGCGTGCGCGGTCTGGCTGGGCTGTGCATTGCCCTGACTGCGTTGACCGGTGCGGTGACGCGCCCTCTGAGGCCTCTGCTGAGGCGCTTTCTTGGAGCAAGGGCAATGCGGTTTCCTACGGCATTGCTTTCTCCACCGGTGCGCGCTTCACGCGCAATCGCCGTGGGCGGTGCATTGACGCGCCCTGTTGCGGGTGCTGCACGATTTAACACCGCCCCCTCTCTCTCTCCTGACCTAGCCGAGCCGCCCCGCTGTGGGCGGCTTTCTTTTTGATTCTTTTTCCTTTCCTTCACGCCTTGCGTCAAAAGAAAGAGAACCATCCTGCTCTCCTAACCCGCGCGGCGCCCTGCGGTGCGTTCTCGGTGCCTTTCTGCGCGTTCCTGACCTATGCCCTGTTTCATGCCCCTTCCCCCATCCCGTCCCCCGCCTCATCCCCCGCCTGATCCGTCTCCGTCTCCGCCGTCCCGTTCCGTCCCCTCCGTGAGAGCTGCCTGCGCTGACCGCTCGCCGCCCTGCTCACCGCTCACGCTCACGCCCTGCACTGCGAAACAGGACATAAATCCGTACGTCCTGTTTTCTGGGTGGGATGGTTTTCCGATTTTCTGGGTTTTGGAAAACTTTTCACGAATCTGAAAATCCCGTCAGCCTTTTTGAAACTGGAACGTTAATCCGGTTTTTTGGTTGGCCGTCTCTCCGGCCTGTCACGCCGTTTCTAGCTCAACCGTGATCGAGCCACGCAGTGCGTTCGCGGAAGGCATACACCCTTACCGCATGCTGGCGTTCTCTGGCAACAGAGTTCTCCTCAGCCTGCTGATGGCACTGCTGACAGCAGCGGCCTGCGCCGCTGGGCTCCCTGCTTTTCTTGCCTGTAGCAGTCTGATGAGTGCGTCGACTTGGGCGACGCCTTGGGACAGTGGCATATGCTCTATCCTGCGGTTGTTTGACTGCTGTATTACCCCCTCGTCCTCAAACGCGCCCAACAGAGTAAACTCGGGGCTTTTGGGGTGGTTTTGGGCTGTGGTTTGGGGACGCGCTTTCATGCGAAGGTCAACTGACGCTTGTCCTGCTTCTCTTTGCACACATACGCCGACAACATCAAACTCGTTGGCACCGCTTTTGACCGTGCCCACTCCTCAAGCCCAACGGTCTGCTTCTTGTCTCCTCGGTTCCACCCCGTGCCATCACACGACTCCACACCCAACGCCTCCAACCACCCCAGCTTCGCTGGCGCATTGCACCGCAACAAATGCACACGCGGAAACGACCGTGCCCACTCCTCAATCGTTGCCCACTTCCACTCCGTTGTACCGCCAACGGCCACCACATCCGGTTTTGCCAATCTGACCTGCTCCACCGTCATCCCATCCTGCACTGCCATCGCCCTAGCAAACGGCACTTCATCCTTGAACTTGCTCCACCTCTCCAACGTCGCATCCCCGTCCCCTGGCACATCCGGAACAATCGCCCACCTCGGAGCCTGTTTCTGTGACTGCGCCCAAAACATCATCCGCCGCCACGCATCCGCGCTCCAGCGCGACTCATCCCACTTGTTCGCCTTTGAGTCCCATGCCGCAAACGCTCCGTTGTCCAATGCGTACGGCATCCATGGCCACGGGCCTCGCTCCGCCCCTGGCGAAAACAAATGCCCAATGCGTCCAGTCTCCCTCGCAAGACAATGCCAAAACCACCCTGTGCTGTTGGCTGGCATGACAATCATAACCCGAACTCCTCGGCCATGGTCACACGCACAACGGTCGGCACACACGCCTGCATCCACCGGTCCGCGTCCAAGAGCAGCCCCTTGTCCCCGCCCCTCCACTCCAAATCCGCCACAACCCGCGACAGCAGCCGCTCCTTGAGCTCGCTGACAACGTGCGTGCCATCCGCCACCAGCTTCTCCGCCTCCATCAGCTTCCCTCGCAGATCGCTTGCAGCGGCTATCTCGCGGTCGAGGCGCTTCTCCATCCGCTCCAGCGCACGCATCAGATTCCGAATGATGTCCTCGGGCTCCATGACCGGCAGACCGGTGTCGTGGATGCCTGGGGCGTGGGCTGGACCGTGTGCGCTGTACTGCTCGTCGTTATTTGGTGTGACCATGGTGTGTTGTTGTTGGTGTTGTTGTTGTTGGTTTGGTTGCTTTCTCAATCTTGATGCCAATCCTCCTGCAATCCACTGAGCAGAACCGGTGGCCGCGTGTTGTCTTCTGGAAGCTCTCCCCACAGTAATCGCACGGCAAGACCCCATGCGGTACTCCCCTTAGACCGTGCCTAACGTGCCAGCGCCGCACTGACTCGGTGTTCGCCTTGCGCGAGCACTCCGGTGAGCAACGAATCTGCACCGCGCACCGCTTCATGAACTTCGTGCCACACTGGTCGCACGCGATGACGCGCAGCTTGTTCTGGCTCTTGGTGCGTCCGCTGTACTTGCCTCGCTTGGGCTTCTCGGGCGGTACAACCGCTCTGCCCTGCGCCACCAACTTGCTTACAATGGAGCGTATCTCATCTGGGTTTATCTTCATCAGGTTCATAAAAGTTCCTCCATCAATGTCACAAAAGCTCTGGCTGCGGTTGCGGGGACGACTCCGTTGCCCAACATCCGAAGCTCGTCGGTGCGATTGTCACTGGAGACGCACAACTCGCCATAACCCACCCAATCGGCAGGTCCATCAACGCCTCCACCCACCTCGGGTTCAGCTTGCCTGCGCTCGGTGTCGCCCACTGCGGGTTCTGAACCGATGCCGCCAGATTCGGACTCCTCCCACTCCCCTGCTTCGTCTTGCCCTCGGCAATCGCTTTCTTCACCTGCGCCCTGCGCTCCATCATGCTCGCATGAAACTTCTCCCACGGCACTCCGTCGTTCGCGTTGGTCGCGTCCGGTGTCGGCCACGACTCTTGGCGGCTCCCATGCGTACTGCGGTTCGCCGGGACGGCTTGGCCACGCATCTCCGCCACTATCGCCCCCATCAATCTGTCCCTGCGATTGCGGTGCGTGCCATCTGGGTTCACTGCATCGAGCGAGCAACCCTCTGTGTCCTTCCAGTCCCTCGCCTTTGCGGTGGGCCATGATGAATACCCGCTTGCGCTGGTGCGGTGCGCCGACTTCAGCCGCGCTGAATATTCCCCACGCCGTGCGGTAACCGAGTCCTTCCAGCTCTTCAATGACTTCTCGCAGCCCAAGGGAGATGTGTCCTTCGACGTTCTCGAAGAAGCAGATTCGGGGTCGCAGAATCCGAATGCCATCTGCGATGGCTGGCCACAAGTGCCGTTCGTCTTCGGCTCCGAGTCGCTTACCGGCTGCGCTGAATGGTTGGC